CTAGCCCACAATCGCGCGCACGCGCTTAAAGGCGTAGATCGCCAACGCCACGCCGATCAAGGCCGTGGCCCACAAGAGCAGATCGGCCCGCACCGTGGCCACATCCGCCGAAACCGGAAACAACTGTGCAAACGACAGGTCCGGGACACCCAGGGCGAACACAAACGCCATGAGCAAGCCCCCGAGCCCTTTGACCCAACCCCATCCCTTCATACGGCACCTCCTTGTGCTGTGGTGGTTCCGTCCACCCACGCCGCCGGAACCCTCGCCGACGGTCGAGCGCCTCAGTCACTCTGAGGCCGCATTAGTTCCGAGGCAGAATCAGTTTGATAATCAGCCCGACGGCAAAGCCGCCGAGCCAGAAAATGGCCGTGAAATAGGTCATCGCCTCAATCGCCGGCAGGTCCATAGAACACTCCTTCGCCGATCAATCGCATCGAGCCCTCCTCATAGACTTCCGAGACAGAGACCCCATACCGTCCGGTAATCTGGGCGGCAGTCAGGATCTCGCCGCTATCCAACAGATACCGCCAGCCTTGACGATCCTTGCTCATGCCTGCACCGCCGAGGATTCGAACGGGTCGCTTCGGTACAGCCGGAGTCGAAGGGGGTGTTGGAGCCAGACCCAAGGCGTTAACCAACATCGTGGAATTGGAAGGGACTGGCCCTGCCACCGTGCTCGGGAGAGGATTCACTCCAGCAGCAGATCCTGAGTTGGCAGAACCCAGCGACGACCAGGGCCGCCAGACCATGAGGCCGATGGCAAAGAGTCCCGCTGCAATGCCAATGGTGACCCGTGCCGACTTGAAGACCGTATGGCTGCGTTTCTCTTCCCGAATGGCTGCCGACGCATAACTCGAATAGTAGGCGTAGATCGCCGGTGAGTAGGTCCCGACAAAGGCCCGGATCACGTCGTGGTCTTCCGGATTCCCGCGCACCTTGCCTTGATATTTTTTCGACATGCCGACAAAGGCGAGTTTCCGAAACTTCACTGTCGCTTCGATGAGTCGCGTCACGCCTTGTGACATCTGTCTGAAATCCTGGCTCATGAGCAGAATATCGACACCGTAATGGCGATGGGTTTCGAGCCAACGGAGGAGTCCTGGTTCGACCTTCTGCATGGACCGAAAGACGGTCTGCGCTTCGTCGATGATGACGGCTGAACCGGGCTCGACATGTGGAAACGCCTGCAGGACTTCAACCGAGTCTTTCCAAATCGTAATTTGTTGTTCCAGAACAGACAGCTCAATACCGGTGAACAGAGACAGCCGATCCAAATAAATGCCATCCACCGCAATGTAGAGTCGTCGGCCTTGTTTGACCCAGGGCAGAAACTTCTCGCAGATCGCGTGATACGACTTCCCCGAGCCTGGCACGCCTTCATACAGTTCGATCATCGGAGACTCCTGAGATAGACCCAGATCCACAGCGCTAAAATCACCGTCCAGGCATAGGCCCATCCCATCACCAACTGGTTCATGAGCCCCACCGCACAAATGGAATCGTTTGCAGAATAAACCGGGTGCCCATGGCGCTCGCCAGGATGGCCAGCGCCTGACTCATGCCCGTCGCGCCCAGCACCCACGCATATTGATCCGGGATCACCGGCAGGGTGAGGCCTGCGGTGCCAATGGTGGCGAGCGTGCTGTCCGCCACAGAGAGCAACGAATCCCAGATCCCCAGACCCCAATCGGTGAGCGAGAAGAAGAACTCCTCCAGCCAGCAATAGATGAGGGTCAGAATCGCCGTCATGTCGTCTGGCCTCCACCCACAAAGATGATGCGATAGGCGGCAATCGAAGCCGTCGCAATGACCAGCGTTCGCAGCACGGTGAAGAACCAGGCCCACTGATTGAAGTCCACCTGCTGGTTGCCAAAGAAGGCCGAGGGCAGCGCAATCACTGGTAAGGTCGAGGGCCAAGTCAAAGACTTGAGGAGATTCAGCGTGCCAAGCAGGCCACTCGTGCCCCAGATGGACTGATGGGCTTGCAGGACCGTGCCGAATGTCCTGTTCTCATGCGAGCCGACCGCACAGGACGTAGTGGCTTGTGTTTCTTCCTGTTGCGTCGTCGAGCCGTCTGGGTTCTGCGTGGTGGTGGTGGTGGTCGTCGTCGTCTGCTGTTGCGTGGTCTGCTGGGGCGTACTGGCCGGTGGCGGCACATTGTCTGCCACAACAATATCGCCGGCAGGGACGGGCTTCGGCTTCACCGTCGTTGGCATCTCGCTCGGACTGACCGGTTGTGAGATCGTGTTGTCTGCCGGCTGCGTCGTGCCAGTGGTGCCGACCGGATTGGTGTGAGCCTCGACGGATTTCGGATCACTGGCCGGAAGGCCGGTCAGATAGTTGGCCACTTGCTGCTGCGTGGGAGCACCCACCGCATCCTGAGTCGGCGCCGTTGACCCTGGGGTGTCCTTGCGATGACAGACATAGAGACTCTGACCGCCCACTGCCGGACCATTGACGAACACGTTGCCGGGAAAATAGACGGCGGTGGCGACGCCCTGGAAGGGTCCCACCGCCCAATCATGGAGATAGGCAAAGTCCGAAGTACAGAGCGGCACATCGGTCGTGCTGAATTGAATGGTCGCAGAGGGATAGGTGGCATTGGCGGGCGTGTTGGAGCCCAGTTCCGGAAAGGTCTGGGTGCCGGCATTGGTACTCTCTACCTGCCAACCCCCAGGCGTGGACGCAGCGGTTTTAACGGCCGAGAGGTCGCTCTGTGAATAATACATTTGAGCCAGCACCAGACCGGCACTGACACCCAACGCCGCCCATCCGATCGGACCCGCCACCATACGCACCGCCATCGAGGCGGCCGAGGGAGCCAACGCCGCAGTCGCCACATGGGAGGCCAGCGCTGAGCGTTGCGCGGCCAGATAGGCAATGCGTTCAGCTTGGGCGACGACCCGCGCATACTGCGTGGTCTCCAGAGCAAGAGACTCGGCTGGTGCGAGACACAACGACATGAACAGGAACCAGACCAACCCGAGATAACTCATGAGAGACAAACATTTCATAACCGTCCGACTCCGAGACCGGTGAGGAAGGCCAGCAACAGGACCGCCACGAGTAGAATGGTGAGATCCACTGGCCTTCCTCCCTCTGCCGTTACTTCAGCACTTCCAAGGCCGACAGATCGAAGAACACCCGACCCGTCTGCTCGAACTTCCGCACTTCGATCGACGCGCGAGCCTGCTTGCCTTCGGCCTGCTTGCAGGCGTCAATCAATGGCATCTGATCCTCCGGAATACCCAACCGGAGAATCCCCGGATCTTTGCCCTTCACATAAAAATCCACCGATCTGTAGACCTTGCCTTCCCGGCTCCTCCGTTCCACATACCCCTGGACTGCACCCTCCGCTTTGACTTGCATCGTTGTCGCCTCCTTCCGCTGAGTGTTGAATCGGATCAGCCAAGCGCCTGATCCACACGCCCCGGCCTGGCCGGGCTTTGGACAGAAACTGAAATTCCGAATCACATTCCTGACAACTCACAAACAATGCGCCATTCACCCATTTGCAGGCCGCGCCATGCGCGCCACACCCAGGACAGCCGCGCCGCCAGGCCCCGTTATGAAAGCTTAAGGACATAGGGGGTACCTCTTCTTCGTTGCTTCAACAGGGCATAGTGCTTCTGATTCCATCGTTTCGTGCCTGCATAAATCATTTCCAACAGAAACTGATCCCCGCGACAGGCCACGATCACGGCGAGCATGGGACTGAGCGCGTTGGCGAACCAAGCGACGACATCATCCAGCCGCTGCTGCATCCGTTCGACCACCAGCCGGCAGCGCCTGAAGCCTTCGGTCAACGCTTCCCACCAGCTCACCAAGGGCGCCCGATATTTTTCATAGGATTCGGCCTCGCGCGTGGTCTCGCGAAAATCCACATAGGAGCGCAGGACACCGACCAAGAAGGCCCGCCAATCTTCAGCATCGAGTGTGAGTAACGCCTTCGCGCAGGCTTGCGCCCGGTCCTGTTTAAATTCCATTTCCCACCGGACGCCGTAGGAGGCCGCATCTTCCCGGCCACGACTCTGTAGTTCCAACCGCTTGTCATAGACCCGCAACATGCTTTGGCTTTCTCGACTCCCGAAATACAGCGTCTCTCCGGTTCGGATGCCCTGGCGATGATTGGAGGCTTGGATGACTTTGAACTGTTTGGACCGGCTCACGAGCTGTCCCGCTTCCACGGCTTGCCGGACGGTGTCGACTGCGACGGTGGCCTCCCGGTCATCCAGGGCCACATCAATGCGGGTCACATGGCCTTTTTGGGTAAAGATCCACTGCAAGACTGATTTGAGCTTGGTCTCGTCCCACTGGGAGACGATTCCGGCGGACAGATCCACATGCACTTCCTTCGGACTGCGAGGAGCACCCGTCCCCAGTTTCCCAACCCCGGTCTTGCCTTGCGTCATGAGCTGGGCGACGGGATAGCCGCGAAAGCCGGTCTCACTCTGGAACCAGTCGCCACCAATCATCGTGGTCACGTCTGCTACTTCAGCTTTCGGCAGCGTGAAGGCCAGCCAATCGATCGTCTGCGTGAATCCTCCGGAGCCTGTCATTTCTTCCCCCTTGGCTTGTTTGCGATAGACGCCCCCGTCTTACCAAGTCGGGGGCGGGTCGGCTGCGCGCGCCGTCGGCTGTCGCCGTCGGTCGCCCGCAGGCCGTCTCCTGCGCTGAGGACATCCGCACCATGTCTCTGCATGGCTTGGCGCACGAGGTCGAAATCGAAGAAGTACAATTTTCCCAGCCGCTCATACGGAATGTGGTCATTCCGACAGGCGCGTCGAATGGTCGTGATATGCACGTTCAATTTCATGGCGAGTTGTTTGCCGGTGAGTAACATGGTGCGACTCGGCTCCTTTCCAATGACCCTCTCGTGATACGGACAGTACGCGACACGGTGTCCCGTGGGAACTAGGCGTATGCACGCGTATGCATGCGTACGCGTGCTTTACGATGCGTACGTAGTCACCGCCTCGCATATTCCCTCACGCGCTCTGGCTCTCACGCGTGAGCCCGCATTGGACGCGACGGGGCCGATCAATGTGAAATAGCTAAGACCAATCGATTCGATAGGTCTGGGCTATGGATGCAATCGAATGAACACAAATGGAGAGGAACGAGAAGCAGACGGACGGAACGACGAGGAACCAGCGAGGAGCGGACAAGAAGGAAGATTCGGCCCTGATCCGTAATACTCAATGTGTAGGGCCAATCAGCACGGCTGAGAAACGAAGGGGCTCCGAAAATTCGAACCCTGTGGTACGTGCTAGCCTGGTTTCACCGAAGCCACCAAGTGGCGGCGAACCGGAGGAGCGAGGCGCTGAAGTGAACTCAACGGAATCACGGCGCGACGTGTACGGCGCCAGTGGACCTGGCGGCACTCAAAGGCGACAAGACGCTGGTGGAATTGGCCATGCGGTTCTGCTTCATCCCACCCCGTTCACCGGCTGTTCTACAAGTAGGCGAGACCGCACTGGTCGTTTGACGGTCAGACGCCCGACCAGGTGTACTCTAACCATCTAACAACACGACTGACGGCCACGTAGTCAGTAACTTGCGAGGCGCCACTGAATGAATGGAAACATGCTGTCCAAACAAGCGTGGCCGCTTCTCCCTTCTGGTCAAATTGCCATTGTCATCATATTGATAGGCGAAGTTCGCATCCAAGGCGAGTTGATTGCCGGTGTTCACCACGCTGCCATTTGTCGTCCGGTTCCCCACCGCATCATAGGCGAAGGCCTGGGGATCGAGCAGCAAGGGATGGCTGGCACTGGTGAGTCGATCCAGCTGATCGTAGGCGAAGCTCTGGTCTGACGGATCGACGTGGCCCACAGTCCGATTGCCGACCGGGTTGTAGACGTAGTCGGCCTTGTTGATGGGCATGCTGGTAGCCGTGAGCCGATGCAGGATGTTCGTGACCTGGCTCGCGGGATCGTAACTGAAGCCCATTGCCGGTTCAAACAATTGCGATTATGGCGCCCCCCTCGAACTGACAAGGTGGAAGGCATCACCATGGAATAGATACCCTTTACTCCTGTCAGGTAATTGGATTTCATATGCCAGAAAATCTTTCCCGTAGACACGCCCCATGACCGGAACCATTTGCCCTTTCGTGAGCACAGCAATTACTTTATTCGCGGGAAGTGTAGCCGGCGGATTGGTATATGTTTTGGGGCTAGACAAATTTAGGGGCAACGGATTTTCAAGCACATTCACATCTCCATCTATTTTGGCTAGCTCCGATCCTTGGCACCCTATGAGCATATGGACAGTAGTCAGCCAGAGAACAGCAAAGATACCCCATTCAATCGTTTTTCTCATCGCCATGTCATGAACCTATTTTGATTGAACAGGTTTGGTGGCCGCTCCGGGGTAAAAGATCGTGCCGCCTACGAGGCCAACCCCCGTCATGCTTTCATAGAGCTGCGCTGGTGTTAACACTTGACCAATGTCGTATCCCATCCAATTCAGACATCTCTGAACTGGCGCACCACAGTTGTTCGTCAGAAAGTTATACTCGGGTTGGTCACGCTTGAGACACTCATCCAGTGCCTTCTCTTGTTCGACAGTGAGGTTCAAATCTAACCCCAGCGAACTGCGGAACGAGTTCCTTTGATCAAACACCGGCGTAGGCTCGTTCGTCATCCCATTTGGCCCAAATGAATACGTTGTGCCATTGATATTGGTGGACACATGGCCAAACGATGAGGTGCCAATTCCAACCGGCGCCCAAATCACAACCTGCGCCTTTAACCCAAAGGGATCGAAGTGCAAAGTTGGATCTCCAAGCGCATACTCATAGTAGTTGTTACCTCCGACACGACCAATAGGATCACGTTGAGTGAATTTCCCAATCTGTGCATCATAGTACCGCGCCCGGTAGTAATAGAGCCCCGTCTCTTGATCGAATTCACGCCCGGTATACGTATACGGCTGGTCGACCGCACCCGGCGAGTCCAGAATGATGCCATACGCGTCGTAGCTGTAGCTTTTGGCGGTGGCTCCTGCCGAATCGGTGAGATCGGTCACGCTTCCCAGGCCGTCTTGGTGGTAGAAAAAGGTGGTCGCACCTTTGGTCACCGCAACCGGCTCGTCAATCCCTGGCCAATGCGTGTAGCGGGCTGGTAAGATGTTCGCGCCGTCGTAGATAAACCGCAGGATGGTGAAACAGGTCACCTGCCTTGTTCTCGCATCGCTGGACAACCAGTTTGTCCAGCCTGGGAGGATATCCTGGAGCAGAACTGTCACTTGATTGATGAAGGGGGCGGGGACTGAGGGATAGTCGATTTCTGTTTTCTTTTTGCTGCAATGGTAAATTGTCCGCCACTTCCTTCTTGACACTGAAACGTCAATGCTTTTGATCTGCAGGCCCACTCCACAGTAACTCCAAACCTTCTTACCTCTTCGGTAAAAGTGGGAAACATTACGGTTAGATCGATTGAACCCTGGATCACTTGACCTGGCGCGAGAGTATACGGAACATTCATGTAGTCTGCCATTGGTCCAAACTTTGACAATGGCGTGTGTGCTTTGTCTAACCGATATACCTTACTCACAAAAATCATTTCGTTGGGAGGGATCCACGGAAGATCCAAGTTCTGTATCGTCACTGTTCGATCAGATGAATTTTTCAATTGCATTCCTATCGCATACCGTCCGCTTCCTCTCTTCGGAAAGGAGACTGATAGGTCCAAGGAACTAGGATCCTGCGCATAAATGCGCACCGCCGAGACTGGCGCATAGAGAATGCTGAACAGGATTAACAATACAAGTTTCATAGTTTCCTGAAAACCTTGTTGTTAGTATCGATTCGGAAGTTCAAGAGTCCCTCACACGGACAATTGCCACGTCTTCCAGTAAGTTCCTTTTCCAGACATTCTTGCTCTATCAGGTACGCGCTAATTTCCGACTGCCTTCTGATGTCCTCGTCGAATAAGATCTGACCACCATTCTTCTCGTTTCGCTTCCCCTTTGTTCCGCTACACACTAGGGGTCTCCGCCTCAGGGCATCCTGCAAATGGAAACCTTCATGAGCGAAGAGGCATTCCGTGATTCCACATTCTTGAGAATTGTCGTCTTTGAAGTAGTCACTTATCCAGACCTCCGGGTTTCCATCCTGACAGATTATTGTACCCGCGGGGCCGCCAATCACCGATTCAGGCTTGCGATTAGAAGGATTCACGGCGTGAGATGGTGAGTTAGGAGCTAGGCCAGATGAGTCTGTACCATTGGGCGGGTTATTGCGCACGTATCGGTACAAGTTGATTCCTCCGTATAGCCCAATCGGATCTTTTTGAAGGAACCGGCCATTGCTCGGATCGTAGTAACGAGCGCGGTAGTAGTACAGCCCACTCTCTTGATCGAGCTCTCGGCCGGTATACCCGTAAGATTGGTCGAGGCTACCAGTTGCCTCAAGAATAGTTCCATAGCTGTCATAGACGTAAGCTTTTGCCACTACCCCTACTGAGTCAGTCAATTCTGTAACGGTGCCTACACCGTCTGCATGATAGAAAAATGTATTTCCTCCGTTTGTGACAGCGATAGGCTCATCGGCGGTTGGCCCATGGGTGTATCTCGACTGCAGGACATTGCTGCCGTCGTACTCCAGCAGAATATCTTCACCATCGTAGACATACCGCTTGGTCTGGTCGTTGGCGACTTTTTCAATCCGTCGCTCTAACCCGTCGTAGCGATAGCTGCTGGTCGTGATCGCCGTCGGATTGCCGGCGGCGAACTCCTGCACCTGCGTCAGCCGGTTCTCGGCATCGTAGGTGTACTGGCTGTAATTGCCCGTCGCGAGCAGCGTCTTTCTCGTCAGATTGCCATTGTCATCATATTGATACGCGAAGTTCGCATCCGCGGTGAGTTGATTGCCTTGGTTGACCACCGTCCCGCCTGTGGTTCGATTCCCCACCGCATCATAGGCAAAGGCCTGGGGATCCAGCAGCAAGGGATGGCTGGCGCTGGTCAGGCGATCCAGCTGATCATACCCGAAGGCCTGATTCCCTCTGCGATCCGTCAGACTCGTGCGATTGCCGACGGGGTTATAGACGTAGTCGGCCTTGTTGATCTGGGTGCTGGTGGCCGTGAGATGATGGCTGACGGCTGCAAAGCGCATCATACCTGAAGCCTTCTGCCATTTCGCCATCAGTTGCGGCGAAGTCCGACCGTATGTCCCATCATTTGGATAACCTCCACAAGAACACTTGTGCTTTTACCCGATGAATAGCCAATATCTCTCCATCCTTACAAGTGTAGTACTCATATTCTGACTTACCCTCCTTCGAGGAGAGAGTTAAAACATCCGGCCACCAACCGCGCGGTCCACTACTTGGGTAAGTGACATCTATTGTTGTCAGGCCTTGGCACGCATGAGAGATCGTGGATCGATCAACAATTCCATGGAAGGAAAGCCAAGTGCGATTATTCTCAATGTCATACTTAAGCCGAATATCCACAGCAGATTCTGGCACAAAAGCGGGTATCCACCCTCGTAAGATCGCACCTGCTTCGGCAGCCGCTTTCATATCTGGATAGTGAGACTCATTCGACTCAATCCAGTCGCAGCTAACTGGAAGCAGCGCCATCAACGTAACCAGCAATCTAACCAT